GAACCACTTGTTGATTAGGCATTGGTGTAGGTGGTAATGCTGATTGACCCCCTGGATCAGAGTCTGGTAAGAAATCTTGTAAATCTATATCAAATTCATCAAACAAAGTTAAACCCTGCATTACAGAATCCATTGCTCTTAGAGCTGGTTCTGCTTCTAAAAATACATTATCTATATTAGCTAACTGAGAAAGATCTTGAAATCTTTCTCTTATTTTTTCTGAAGGAAAGAAAGGATCAAATGTACCAAAAGAAAGTTCTCTATACTCTGATTTCAAACCTCTTTTATCAAAGATATTTTCTACTCTATCTGGTGCTATACCTAAAGATGTTGCATTATTAATACTTTGTAGCATTTTTTTACGAGCTTCAAACATTTGTTTGTTAGCAATATAATATCTTTCAATAACATCTTGTGCAGTTTTCATTTCAGTAGGATCAATCTCACCTGTAAATAGTTTTCTAGAATCTGATATTGCTTTTTGATATTCAAATAATTTAAATCCTAAAGATTTTTCTGGATCAACTTTGATAGGTCTGAACCCAAATATACCAGCAAGCTCCTTTGGCACTTCATATATCTCACCGCCTTTTCCAGGTGCTCCTGTAAATCCTTTTATAGTTCTTTGGAAAGGTTGCGTTGTAGGCATCAAAGTTTTAGATAAGTGTTGCATGATAGTTGCAATCTTTTCTGGTTCAGGTGTTTGGTCATTATATAATTGTCTACCTTCTCTTGTTCTTCCTTCTCTAAACCAAATGTCCATAAATGCTTCTGTGTAAATAGATTCAGATATAAATGGTGATGCAGTCTGACCAGCAGCTTCTGCAATACCCTGAACAAAACCTTTTAATAAAACTTCTTCATCTTCTACACCTTCTTGAATACTTCTTAGTACAGTCTGAAAAGGTCTAGTTAAAGTATCATATACATTATTCTGAGACCAGTTAATGTAATACAGTTCATCTGTTTCAGGATCTCTTATATAAATTTTTTGTGAATCTTTTGCCCACGGTGCAACAAAGTCATTAGCAGCATCCTGCTTCTTCGTTAGATACACCAAACATTGCTTGTGATCCTTTAATTAATCCATAAGGTATTGCACCCATTGCAAGTGTAGTTCCAATTAATCTTTTCATGGCTAAACCTTTCATTGGATTTTTACTTGTAATAGGATTTATTTTACCTGTTAATGGATCTTTCATATCTTTTATTATTTGTCTAAATATACCGGTACCTGTTCTAAATACTTCTGATGGCCAAGACATAAAATTACCGAAAGGTGACATACGAGCTGCTCTTACAAACTCACCAACCTTTGCATAGTTTGGAATTGTATCTTGTACTATTGCTGCTACTTCTTTTTTAAGTACATCATCAGATATTTTAACACCTGCTTTTTTATATGCATTACCTCTTTGTAAGTAACTGAGTTTCATATCCTACAATTTTCCAAATATCATCTTCAGCTACATACATATCTTGCATAAACTTCGCACCTTTTTTAATTCCTCTAGATGTTTTCTTACCTAACGAATTAATCATAGGTTTTAAAATACTATCTGTTGCAATATTACCTTCACCAAATCTAACATCTTTCATTAGATTTCTAAGATCACCAAGCCTTACGTTTGTATTAGTAATACCTAACTCTAAATACTCTCTATATCTTTCTTGTGATATAGGTTTTCTAGGTCCTCCTACTTGTACACTACCGAAAGGCTCTATTCATTGCTTTTCCAAATCCTGGTCCAACAGTTCCATTTGCAAGTGCAAATGCACTAGAACTTAAAAAGTTTCTTATGTGTGTAGGTATAGATAAAATTGTTTTTGCATACTGTGCACCTGCTTTAGGTGTTAGTAGTAAGTTACGCCAAGCCCAAGAAAAAGTTTTACCTAATGCACCTTGGCCTTCAGCTTCACCTCTCATCCAGTTTTGGATATTACTTACGTTAGTAAATCCTTCTGCTATTTCTCTTGTAGTGTATGTGTTTGCTAATCTATTAATTAGTACACCATCTTTAAAATATTCTTTTACATACTCATCCATCGGTACAATATCTGCATCAGGTCCAAAAGCTCTTTTTGCAATTAGTGGACTACCATGAAAAAATCCTCTTTGACCCAATGGTGTATCTGATTTTGCAGCTGCTTTCATCGCATCATCTGTATCTAATATTTCATCAAACAATTGATTCTTTCTAGCAATAGTAGATAGTCTATTCATACCTTCAAAGATCGAGTGTCTTACATCTTCAATCTCACCAAATAATTCTCTGAATACTTTTAGATCCTTTACCTATAACTTGTAATTCTTTCTTACCACCTGGTAAATCTTTGGTTAGAGTTTGTGCAAATGTTTTTAAACCTGTAGCATCATCTGCAGCTTTAGATAAATTTTGATATGCAAATGTAGGAAGAGTATCTTTCCTTGGATCCATCTTTCTAACTTGTTTTATAATATCATTGACCATACCCTCTGCTTCTAATTCAGTAATAGGATTTTTATTTTTAGCTGCATATCTCATAAATAAAGCTTTAGCATTATCTATAGAATCTTGAGTTGGTTTATATTTAGAAAAGAAACCTGCTTCTGCATCTTCAAATATTTCAAATGTATTACCAATATAGTTTTTAACTCTGTTACCCATTATTTTTCTTAAATCTCTAGTAACACCTGTTGGTAAATCTACCTTAGCACCTGGACCCGCTGCAGTTGTTTCTAATAAATCATTAAATTCTTTTCTAGTTTTATTTAATACAGTTAATATACTATCAGTAACTATGGCACCTTCTTTTTTACCTAATCTTTTATTTACTATACTTGCAAGTTGACCAGCTAAATTAGAGTCTATCGGAGCAGTTAAATCTCCTTCAAATAAAGTATTATCTAATACTTTTAAAAATTCTTTTCTTTCTGCAACACTAGATGCATTAAAAAATTTTCTAAATTCTGGAAATACTTTATCAACTTCTGTATCTATACGAGCTACCATTTCTTCAGAAAAGTTTGTATCTCTCATTTGTCTTGCTTTCTGAGTTTGTTTTGCAACAGCTATTTCTTCAGGTTTAGTACCTCTAAATCTAAATACACTTCCTAATTTATCTAATCCTCTTTCTATTTTAGAACTACTATATGCAAGTTCTTTTCCTCTTTTAGCTAATGCTTTTGCACCTGCTCCTACACCATATACAAATGGAGTAAGTAATATAGATTCAGAACCAAACTTTAATCTGTTTGCTAATTTTCTTGTTGCATCTTCTGCAGGATCTTCAGAAATATCTCTGTCTAATTCTGTAGGACCACCTTCAAACAAATCTCCAAACGTTCCTATTTTTTCTACATCAGCTACTAACGTTTCTCCGGCTGCACCACCTGCAACTATCGCCGCAAATCTTTGTTTACCCGATAAATCATTTAATTGTTTTACTTTATCTGTGCCTTTTTTAAGATTCTTTCCTTTAAAGTTTACATACTTACCAGCTCTTTTTGCTTTCAAGGCTTTGGCTGCCATGGTTGCTGCTTTTGCACCAGCACCACCAGGTATACCTATTTGAATTAATGCTTCTGTTAATCTTCCAACTGCTCTTTGTTCTGCAATTTCTTCAAAAGGATTTAAATCATCAAAAAATTGTTCAACTGCTGCTGCTGTATTTGTGTCTCCACCTAAATCAATTAACTCTGCACCTAATGATACAACACCTTCACCAACTTTAATTGCTCCAGATGCTAGACCTGCTGCAAAAGCAGTAGCTCCACTTACTTCATTATTATCTTCAGCATCTGGTAATTCAATATCAGTTTCATCAAGACCTGCTTTTACTAAGTCTTGTTTATTTTGTTCTGTAATTTTTTTTTGTTTATTTTTATTCGCTAAAGTCTTTTCGTCGACTAGCGCTCCTGTAATTGGATCTAAAACCAAAGCCATGGTTTACTCCAAAGGTAGTAGTGTACTTGGATTTAAAGGAATGTAATCTTGAGCCGTATTAGTATCTCTACTTATTCTCTTATAAGCTAAATTTGTTAATGGATTATATGTTACAAAACCCAAAGGGATAGAAGACCAGTCAGGTATATAACCTTTTTTTCCAGTTCTACTGTCTTTACCATAATTAAATCTTAGTTGAGTATAATCTTCATCAGATTTATTTCTTACATCAACTTCAAATCTAGCTAAGTTTGCAGCTCCTTCTTTTATTACTTGATTTCCTGTGTCACTATATTTTTTAAATAATACTTCAAACTGAGCTTCAGGTGTTTGTGCTGCAAAAAAATCTTTGTTTTGATTTTTTATTCTAGCAAGTTTTTCAGCTTGCTCAGATTCAATATCCATTACTTCACCTTCTAATGCTAATTTTTTTCTTAGTTGTCCTCTAGCAGATAAGTCTTTTAATAATTGAGCTGTAGGTCCTTTTGCAGCTGTAGCTATATCACCTAGTGTACTACCTGTAGATGGTTGAGACATTAAATTTAATCCACCTTGAATTAAAAATTGATTTAATGGACTAATACCTTGATCAGGATATTGTTCTGCAATTTTTTGAAGTCTTTCTGCAGTAGTTCCATCTTGAAAATTTTCTCTGTCTTCAATGTCAGACATAATACCATTCATGTTAGTAGAACCACCTCTAAACATTGGTCTTCTAAATACTCTACTCATTATTTTAATGCTCCGTAAATACCGGCTAATGTAGAACCTGCTCCTAATAAAGATGATAATCCACTTGGATTAGGAGTTATCTCTTGAACAGATTTACCAGGGTAACCAGCTATTAAACTTGTAACTCCTGAACCGTATTGTTGTGCAGCTGTTAATGGTTGATTTAAATTTTGTATATTTAATTGTTGTTGAGCAGCTAGTTCAGCTTGTCTTTGTTGTTGTAATGCACCACCCATTGTGCTTAGTGCTCCAATATCTGCTCCTTGTAATGCAGGTACTTGTCCTGCTAAATTCATTTGTTGACCAAATTGTTGTGCAGCTAATTGATTAGCTTGTCCAAAACCTTGTTGCAATAATTGTGCTTGTAACGCAGCTCTGTTTCTATTTGATGCTGCTCCATATTCTGCTTCAGCTACACCTTGTCTTGCACCACCAAAAGCTCCTGCTTGAATTGCACTTTGAGCTATTCCCGGTATTCCTTTTTGTGCTTGAATATCATATTCTTGTAAAGTTGCATCAATGACATCTTGTTGATACGGAGACATGTAAGCTTGGTAAGCTTGTGGTCCCGTTGCTGCTTCTGCTGCTTGTATGTACGGTTGATAAGAACCAATACCAGCTTGTAATTTTTTTATTGCTTCTTGTTGTAATGGATCTTGTCCAGCTACAAATTGTGGACCATATACTTTTGAAAGATCAGCGGCTTTGTAATCGCCTACTGCTGTTGATAGATCACCTAAATAAGTTTTACCTGCTGCTTCTATAAACTCTGGTGGTAATACTCTTGTTTCTGAAACTGCCATTATACTCTCCCGCCTTTTTCTAATTTTTTCATCATGTCATACATACGTTGTGCACCTTTGTTGACATTACCGTCACCCATTCCTCTTACAGCATCAGCTGTAAATACAAATTCGTTGTTTGATAACATTGCAGGAATGTCATCTGCCTTTTCTTTTACACCAACTGGAGGAATAAATCCACCTGTTTCTCGTAAATCTAGCTCAGTAATTCCAGCAGGATTTTGATTTAATGGTAAGTCCATGATGCCTGAGGCCTGAACCGCGTTTTCTTCTGGATTACCCATTGCAAAACCCATTCTACCACCATATGCTTCATTAGTTCTACTAAGTTTTTTCATTTCATCTATTATTAAATCATCAACTTCTTTCATAGTTAATCCATAATTTTCCATTATCTCTTTTCTTCTAGGTTTTAGAAGTTTTTCAAACATAAATCTTGTTGTACTCATTGTTTCTGTATCTTCTATTTCACCATCTTCTGTAGGTAAATCTCTAACACCTTTCATATATTTTGCAATTTCCGCTGCACTTTGTCTAGCTGCATCATCTGGTATTGGATTAGAAGTGGTTGTGTCCATTTGTAATCCTCTTGGAAGATCTTCCATGTTATTACCTGTGTATGTAGGATCACCTGTTCCATCATCGTATCCCATTCTACCACCCATGTATGCAGGTTCTCTATATGTGTTTGCTGCAGTAGTGGTTCCTTTTACACTATTAAATAATTCATCTATTTCTATTACAGACATATTTTCTACCATGTCTCCATATCCTTTTTTAATTAAATAATCTTTTTTAGGATTAGTTCCATCATCGTATCCTATTCTACCACCATCAGCTTTATACTCAGCCATGTTTGCTTCTACAAATTTATTTATTTCCTGTTCACTAGCACCTTTATTTAAGTTTCTATAATATTGTGCAAGATAACTTCTTAAAGCTTCAGGGTTTCTTTTTAACTCTTCTACTTGTTCATCTTCCATACCACCAAAAGCACCTGAAAGACCAAGTATACCAGCAGCTCCTGCTAATTTTTGTCCACCAGTTAAATTACTTAAAAAATTTTTACCTTTACCTAATATTCCAAGTATTCCTGAACCACTTGTTGCTTGTGGACCTAATTGAGTTGCAAAACTTCCAAGTAAACTTTTTCCTGCAGCCATTGGTCCACCAAAAGGAAGAGTTGCTCCATATAATAAAGCAGCTTTACCTATAGGTGATTTAACTATTTTTTTAACAGTCTTACCAATAGACTTTACTAGACTTCCTAGTCCATACATTTGTCTCGGCATTTGTCCTCTTGAAATTGGCATAATTTTATTAATTATATATAATAATCCCTTGTTTTACAACTAGTCTGATCCTGCACCTAAAGGTGGCATTGCTGCTACTTTTACTTTTAAAGATCTTGTTATTTCTTCTCTAATTGTAGGAGTAGATGTATTTGCAATATCATCCTCAGCCTCTTGATCAGAGTTATATTCTTGATTAGTTCTAGTATTACGTAATACTACTTCAGTTTCACACTTTACGACTGGTACTTTTTTACCATTTATCATTGTGTATGCTACTGATCCTTCTTCTTTAAACGCCATGTTTTCTCCTTAGTCTCGGTTAATTTCAAGTATTGATGATATAACATGCAGACGGTTAGCATCTGCAGCTGTAACTTTTAATACTTCATTTTCTTCTAGTATAACAGGATGTGTTAAAAATTCTACTGTTGCATGTCCTGCTACAGATTTTACATCAAATAATACAAACACATTACTAGAAGCATCTGTTATAGTAACAGTAAGCGTGCTACCATTATTACTATCATCACAAACCATAATAGATTTTACAATAGCTCTAGAATCAGAAGGCACTGTATATAAAACTGTTTCACTTGCAGTAGTTAAATCTAACTTTGCATTTTTATAAATATTAGCCACTTACAAACCAAGAAAATCTTTCTTGCTCCTGTTTCTGTTCGTTTAAAAATGTAGAATTTAATTGTTCTACTATTAAAGAAATAGCTCTATTAATTTGTTTTTGGTTAGAAAAGTCATACTCTTCTTTTGGTTCTGGTAATCTTACTATTACTTTAGCCATGTTTATATGATATCCAATCTATATTTTTTTTATTTTTTAAACTAATAATATATGAATTAATTTTATCTTCACAAAGCATCATATGTTTATTTTTTTTATATAATTTATGTAAAGCGTTTTCACCTGTAACTGAATAAACAAAAGAAAGTTTATTTCTTTTTGCTTCTTTTTCTATCTCATCAATACAAATTTTCATCGCCTTATATAATTTAATTTTACTAACTTTTGGATTTGAAAATATCCCCCACATAAAACTTAGTTTAGAGGTTTTATCTATAAACAAACCCGCTGCACAAATCGGTTCTTTATCAATTATCATAATACCTACCTTTGGTAAAACTTCTTTAGGTATAGCATTATCCCAATCATATTGTTTACACCAATTAGAGATAGTAGAATAATCTTTACTTACAATCCATTTTCTAGCTTGCATTAATAATGTCTACGTTATTCCCACTATCTTGTTTTGCGTACAGTTTCCAATTATCAAAAAAATCTTCTTCGTTATTCATTAATTTATCTTGTTCATTTACTTCAAAGTAGTCTGTAAATAAAATGTTATTAATTAAAATTCTTCTGTTTTCAGAACCAAATACATAAACTGTGTGTTCTTCATCACCTAATGGTTTACCATGTTTAGTATCTCTAACTCTCATCCAAATACCATCTTCATTTACCATATGGCTTCCTGAAACTTTAACACCTTTATAATCATATAATTCATTGTTTAAAAATTTACCTGTTGCAAATACTTTACCACCTTCTGCAACTTCATCTCCAATATCTACATCAATAATTTTTTTAGTGCTACCATCAATCATTGTAACTAAAGTGTTTGGTAAGAAACAAGAATTATTTCCGCCACTGGATCCTCCACTTGTTCCAGGTTTAGTTGTTTTTAAAGATCTTGTAGGTTTTGAAGGTTGTATTTGATAATCACCTAAACCACCACTACCTGTTCCAGATGAAGGTGTTTTACTTGATCCTTTAAATGCTTGGAATTGTGAAGTTGTTACACCTTGTGAAGTTTTTGCAGGTGCAGTTGGAGCAGGTCTATCATTATCTCGACCACCTCCGCCACCTATATTTATGTAATCATCAATTTTGTTTATATTTTTATTTGCTAATGTTTTAGTTGGAACAGACGTAATACCACCGCCACCACTACTATATGGTCCATAAGTTGGTCCTGTTACTATTGGTCCCATTGGTGTAATATTACCCATTCCAGGAAAAGTATTAATACCTTTTCCAGGTCCTATTATATTATTATCTATTATAAATGATGGAATTTCTTCATCGTAAGTACTACCTTGATCATTAATAAATCCATCATCTATATCTTTTTGTTTAAGTTTATCATTGAAAACAGTTGTTGCTCTATCTGATCCAGCAAAAAATTTAGCTTCTGCTTCATCAAGAGCATCTAATCTTTCTTGTAGATTACCTTTATAACCAGGTTTGCTCATAGTTTCTTTTATTTTATTTCTTCTTTTTTCAAAAGTTTGTCTAGTTATTTGGTTAGCATTGTAACCAGACATTACATTTGCTGCTGTATCATAATCACCACCATCAGATACAATTTGTCCAATATCATTTAGTTGAAAACCTTGACCTAATAATTCATTTTCTAAAATAGCTCTATTATTTACAGGAAGCATATTACCCAAAGCATCTAATCCTTTACCTGCTAATTGCATTAATGGACTAGCTTTTGCATAAGCTGCTATTGCACCAGGTATACCTGTTAGTTGTGGACCTTGATAATACTCTGGATAATTATCCATCATTTTTTGTGCTGCTGTTGCCGAAGAATATCCTAAGTCACCAGGTGCTCCAATGTAAGATCTTTCAGACGCTTGTCTGTATGCATATGGACTATATTGATTTGATGTTCTCGTTCTATTGGGATCAGGATTGTAAACACTAAATCCTTCTTCGTTGCCACCGGGTCTAGGTAATAATGGCATTACAGGTCCTGGTGTTGGTTGTATAGGTTTTGTAATAGGTCCTATTGTAGGTGGTTGAGTTCTATCATATTTAAAAGTTTCAGGTAAAGCTCTGTTTAAATATTGTTGTGCTAAATCAAATAAAGTTGCCATTATCTACGTCCATCTGGTTGTATATCTATTCGTAATGTACCAAAGCGCCAAGACTCACTAACATCAGTATTTTCTATCTTGATATTAACAAACCGGCCTCTGGCTCTTGTATCTTTTTTATCAGTATTTGCGTTGATTGTAAAGGGACTCAAAGAAGTAGTTGTGTCTGATTGTTGAGGGTAACGTTTGACAGCAAGGGTTACTTTTGCATTACCCTGTAAGTCTTTAAAATCAGGTATAAATCTTCTCATAGCTAAGAATACATCACCTGAAGTACCTTGGCTTTGTAAATCAAAATCATAAGATTTTACAAAGGATGTAACAGTTGTAGTGCTACCATCAGGATTTACTTGGTCAGTTCCTACTTCATGTTCGAATAAAGTAGTTTGACCTAATCCATTTTCACCCACAATCACAGGAAAAGTACCTGTAGCTGAATCATTAAATTTAGTAGCTGAAGGTTTAGGATATACACTAGCATCAATCCAAGAAGTTCTTGCTTCTGTTCCTATATACCAAACACCACCTTCTACTTTTTCTCCATAATTTAAAACTACGTATTGATCATTATAGTCAGAACTAGTTGATGGATAATACCAAACAACTTCAGTATATAAATTATTTATACCCGCATAAATTTGTTGACCTTTTGTAGTATCTGCTTGATCATAAACATAATCTTCAACAGAACATGGTAACGATTTAACCGTACCATCAAACATAAAGAAACCATTATTAGACATCCAAAATGCAACACCATCTATTTCAATAGCTGCATTTTTACCAATTAATCCACAGTTAGTACCAACTTGTTCAAAACCAAATGTAAAAGGTGCACCAATAAATTTCATTGTGTATAATGCGTTATCTGTCCAAACTAGAATAGTTTCTTTAGCTTTTAAAGATCCTATAATTTTTGTACCATCTTGTAGTCTTTGTGATCCAGCGCTGTTAATAGCTGTTGGTGTATAATCATTTATATCTTCTTGATCAGAAAATCTTATAAACATATCATCTTGTGTGGATGTATCTCCAATAACTGTTTCCGTACCTAAATGAATCAAGTGACGTGTTGTAGGTGAAACTAAAGATACTCTAGTTGCTGTCGGATTAGCTGATGTAGAAAATCCTGAAGTTGATGTAGATGCTCTTGTTGTTAATCTTGAAGCGTTCCCCGCATTCCATGTAAAAGTTTTTCCATTTGCAATTGTTGCAATTAATACTTGACCAAAGTTACTTAAACTCCAGAGGCCTGGTTCCAGACTCACGTCGGATGCTGAAGCGGCTTCTCCCCATGCTCCACTGCCCCAGGTATCAATACCCCAACCATAACCATAAGATTGTTCTGCAGGACCAACTTGTTCATAAGGTTTAACTTCTAGACTACCACCTGTTGAAACTGTTGCTGTAGCATTAGAACTTTGTGTAATGGTAAATACACTTGAACTTGTAATACTTGTTACTTGAAATAATTTATCTTCAAAATCTGAATTAGAATAACCGGTACCTACTGGTAAAGTTACATTATCTAATAATACAATATCACCTGCACTTAAATTATGACTTGCTTTTGTAATAGAACAAACCGCTGAACCAGATGTTGTTGCAATTGTGCAAGAAGACAAAGTAGCTTTTAGAGGTGTAACATCATAGAGTTGACCTTCAAAGTATATAAGTAAAAATTTATCTGTGCCAATTGCAATGTATCTATTTCCATCTAAGTCTACAAATGCAAACTGACGTCTTGCAACACCTACTATTGTATCCGTAACTAATGATGACCAACCACCTACTTTCTCAGGTAGTCCATATCTAAATCTTGTATTATCACAGTCAATCCATCTGTTTTCAGCACCAGATGCAGTATCTTGTTTATCTATTCCGGGTAAGACTTTAAAATCAATTAGAGCCATATTTTAGCTCCTATATGTTGTCTTTATAGATCCAGCCTCTAGTTGCATTAACATACACTAAAGTAAATGCAGCACCATTAGCTGAAACAACTAAATCAGAAGTAGCACCTAAAATTTTAGAACTGTTTCTACCGATTGTTAAATTATTAGATGCAAAATTATTACCACTATCTATAAATGTAACTTCATTACCTATTGCAGGAGATGCGGGTAAGTTTATTGTAATTGCAGTACCAATACCGCCTCCAGAAGTATCTATTAAAACTTGATCACCATTAACTGTAGTGTAAGTAGCAGAAGGTGTGTAGTATCCTTTTGTCTGTAATTTTCCTGTAATGTTTGTTCCATCAGAATATAAAACTGTTGTTGATCCAACAGGTAATGCAAGACCTGTTCCTGAAACTGTTTTAACTGTAAGTGTATAATTAGAAGCTGATCTTACTGTTGCATCTTCTACTATAAAAACTCTTTCAGCACCATCAGGCATAGTTACTGTTCTGTTAGCAGTTAATGTTCCTGTTAATTTGTAATATAAATTTTTACCATTTGATGTTGCATAAGTTGCAAGAGATAAAGCAACGTCCGCTCCACCTACTGCAAGTGATAAATAACCACTAGCTGCTTGTTCTAAAATTTGTAAATTTGTATTAGTGATAGTTCCCCATGTACCAGATTTTTCACCTGTTGTTATGAGTTCTAATTTTAAATCGCTCGATGTACTTGATGCCATATTTCTCCTACGGATTATCTGGGTCTATTGGGACCCATACTTGATTCACACCTGGTGGAATCGGATTCCATGATATCACACTTACAGGGTTAGTTGCAAGGTTTATTTGATTACCAGATAAAACTACTGTTTGACCTATTTTAATAACTACATTACCTGTAGATAGATTTACTCTTTCACCTGTAGGTAAAACAACTGATTTACCTTCAATAACTACATTACCTACTGAAAAGTTTAATCTTTGTCCACTTACAGTTACAAATATACTAACTCCGCCTGGATCGGCAAATGGTGCTCCGGCAAATGTGCTTCCTCCAAAATACATTACGGTGTTTGTATCCTTGTCCAAGTTTGTGAGACACCTGGTACTATACCATCCCACTGTTTAATATTAATAGAAGTTGGTACTGCTATTTCTAATCCTACGCCAGTTGTAATTACATTTGCTTTAGCTTGAACTGTAACTGTACCTGTAGATAAATTTTGTCTATTTCCTGTAACAATAGCTGTTGCGTTTGCTTTAGTTGTAGCATTTCCAATTGCTATTTCTACTGCACTTCCTGTAATAGATACATTTGCTTTTGCAACAACTGATACGTCACCTGTATCTAAATCAACTCTTGATCCTGTAGGTAATACAGTTGCAGCTGCAGTTGTTGAAACAGTTCCTGTAGATAATTCTACTCCTGATCCTGTAACACTATATCTAAATGTAAATGTAACTGTACCGGTATCTAATTCTAAAACACTTCCTGATGGTATAACTGTTGCTTTACCAATTGTTGTTACATCTCCTGTATCTAAATTAACTCTATTACCTGTAACACCAACAACGTCTATACCTTTTGCTGTACCAGTATCAATTTCAAAAGGACTACCAGTTGTAGCTATGTTTGCACCTGCTGCAATAGTAACACTTCCTGTTGCTATCTCTGTTGCAATACCCGATACACCAATAACATCGGCTACCTGAACATTACCAATTCCAATATTAAATCTATTACCATTTGGTAATATAAGAGCTTTACCAACTATACCAACAGTACCTGTTGATTCGTTAATTCTATTACCTGTTACAATCGCTAATGCATTAGGATTAAATCCTGGGTCTGCAAAAGGTGCTGATGCAAATGAAGTTCCGCCAAAAAACATAAATATAAATCCTTAAAAGGAGACAGGGGGTATGTGGTGGTGCCCTGCCTCCATCTAAGGATTATATCATCGTTTAAACCAAGAAGGAAGACCTAAATGAGGACGCTTGTCAAACATATTATCTTTAGCGCCTGGTGTTTTACGGTTGTTATAATGAAGAAATACTTGAACGCATTCCTTACCTTTAAATTTATTTCTCCAATGTTCTAGCTCACAACCAGAATATACTAACATATCTCCTGGCTTTAGATCTACTTTAATTCCTTTTTTACCTACTTCTCCAGAAGGCTCTAAATATATTGGCCAATCATCACCACCTAGATTCATAGTAGTTGATATTTCACAACTAAATCTATCTTTGTGTCTTTTTAATTCATCGCCTTTTTTATAAATTCTTGCATATGTGTATGCTGGATATAATTTAAGACCTGTTACTTCTTCCATTTTAGGTTGGCATTTTAACATTAATGTCTCCATAGCAATATTAGAATACTGACTATATGTTTCTGGTATCTGTTCATCCTTACCTTCATAATGACCTATGATGTTTTCAAAAGGTGAAATGTATCTAGCGTTTCTACAAGTATCATAAACTTGTTTTTGCATCATAAAATAGTTTGCAACAAAAGCTGCTAGGTCTTTTGATATTGCTTGTCTGATTACTGTATACTTTTTCTTTTTAAACATCTTTAGCCATTTCTTTTGGCACAGCAGTTATATTCCAATGTATAAATCTAAAAGGCTCAATACCAAAGTCTACTGCAAATTCGTGTTCCAAGAACCCTGGAAATATAATTAATGTACCTGGTGTAGGTTTAAAATGTATAAGCTCACTACCACCCCATACACCTTTTTGATCTGGTTTCATTTTTAATTTTGTAGCACGAGCACCTGTTCTTGGCTCATGAAATACAGGATAAGAAGTTTTGTCACTACACTTTAAAAAATAAAAACCTGATACGTGTTGATTCCAATGTACGTGTGCTGAATGATGACCACCACCTTTTTTAGCAAACTCTTGTACCCACATCTCACTAAACATAGTTGTGTACTGTTGCATATCAAAACCTTGATGATCTAAATACTCCCAAGACTTTTGACCAATGTAATTTCTAAAATCTAAAAAATCATTGTCAGCTGTTAATGGTGTTGAGTGATATGATCTTCCAAAATCACCATGCTCTTTAATAAAAGCTTTCTCTCTTGTTCTTGCATCTTTAATATATTTATTAGATGCTTTGTTTAATGATTTTACAAACTCTGGTTTTTGTTCTGACCAGATAGTTGTATTAAAGTAATTATTTATAAACATTATTTAAAAGGCCTTCCTAAATGCCAGACAACAAGACTATATCTTGTGCCTGATGTTACGGGTTTAACTCTATGCCAAACAAAAGAAGGAAACACAATAATAGATCCTTTTGGTAAAATCTCTTTTGCTCTTCTTAAATGTTGACTTTCATCTCTCATATGTGGATCGTAGTTTCTAAAATCAAATTCTAATTCACCACCTTTATATTCTGAACCATCTGTTAATTGACAAGTCATAGATAGTTTTCGAATTTTACCGTGATCGGGTCCTTCTTTTTCATAAGGTTTATCCCAACCATCACAATGCCAATCATAGTATTGGTTGTGTTTATATTTTGTAAACTGACAAGATTCTGATCTGTCCCATTCAAAGTTCCAACCAGCTTGTCTATTAGCTTCGTGAACGTATGGGTGTAATTCTTTGTATATCCAAGTATCATTTAACCATACTAAATCAGAGTTTCTTTTTCTTTTTAAATCTTTAACTTCGTCTTTAGATAATTTTTTATCTCCATAACCACCAGTTCTAGCCATTGTTTCTTCTTGTTGATTAGCATAAGCTATAACATCATCACAAAACTTTGGTGTTAGAACACCACTAAAATACCAATAGTAATTAGATATATTCATTGATAATTAAAGTTTATTACAACTCTCCTTTTTTCATCAGTGCAAGAAGATCCTGTATGTTTTAAGCTAGAATCAAATTCTACATATTTGTTTTCTTCACTTATAACTTTTTTACCATTTTTAAATTTAGTATATCCATTACATTTGTTAATATAAAATATACCTGTTTTTCCTTCGTGCTGATCTATATGCATTCCGTGTTCTGTAATATCAATATCTTTTGTTAATAAATTAGCTTTTATTTTATTTAACTTTTTAAATTTTAATTTTTTTAAAATTGGATCTAAAACATTTATCATTTCTTCAGTGCAATTAATTTTACCATCTATTATAAAACAAAATTCAAATTGATAATCTTTTTCATTACCACTAACTATTTTAGGAACAAAATGCCAAGGCATATGATTACCCATAATAAAATTTTTTAATTTATTAAATTCTTCTTTTTGTAAAAAGTTTTTAGATATATTCATAAGTTATGGTTTGAACAAAATTCAAACTATCTTTCTGATCATTTGATACAATATACATATTAGTAGATGGAAACATAACGAACATATTTTTTTTAAGTTCTATGTCCCAACTTCTTCCCTTACGTCTATTATCATCAAAATGTATTCTTACCCAACACTTGTCAACTTTAACTCCGTAAAGCATTGTAAAGTCTGGAGAGTTTCGAAGATCTACTGGATCAACATTTAATAAAGGTTTAGATACTTGACCGGGTTTATAAATGTCACCCCAAGAATCTTTATTAATTAAATTGATACCATAATCGAGACCGATAAAATCTCTCATATAAGTATTTAACATATCCCAAGTTCTTGAAAATGGAAATTGTTTATTAGTAAATGATGATTGTAAAATATCGTTAGTAAGTTTTTCTTGGTCTATCTCAAAACCTTTTGGCATATCGATATCACCATAGAATAGACTTTGCTCTGTTAATACTTTCTTCTGCATACCACCACCATTTTTAATTTATGCTTTGCTATCTGTCAAGTCCCAAGATTGATTAGCTTCATTCCAAACGTAAGACCAAGAATGAGTAGCAGGTGTATTTTCATCTGCTGGAGTGTTTTGTGATTCTTGTTCAGCTGTCAATGCTGGTGCATCACCAATGGGTGATTTCCAAGAAGCTGATTCAATATGTTTTACCCAAGATGCATAAGGTTTTTTAGGCCAGAAAATTTGATCATCTTCATCCCAAGTATAGCCTATACCTGCATAATTTCCTCTAAATGCTTTTGAAATATCTCCTTCAGTACCATCTTGGTTTCGATATTTTCCATTAGATGTATTGTAAGATGTTTGAATCCACATTTGTGCAGGCCAATTATTATGTGTTTCTAAATATTGTTGACCTACTGATTCATCTTCAACACCATCAGCGTTTAACATATCAGAATTATTCAAAGTTAATACTTGAATAACTTTTCCGTTTGATCCTAGTTTTGCAAAATGTGCCATAATGTTTCTCCTTATATATTATTTTTAATTTTAAATCAACTACTGAAATCTGTACCTAATAATAACAATTCCTGATCCGCCGGCACCACCATCTCGTCCAGAAGGATTACCTGCACCACCGCCACCACCGCCAGTATTAACTGTTCCTGCATCACCATTACCTGTACCACCACCAGGACCTCCACCACCTGCTCCACCAGCACGTCCGGCAGATGGACCTCCACCTTGACCACCTCCACCACCACCTGCTCTTGCAGTTGGTGTTGCATTAATTGAACTTGTTGCTCCAGCTCCACCACATCCATTTCCTCCAGGTGAACCATCTGTACCTTTAACAGTTGCTCCACCACCACCAGCACTTTTTGTACTTCCACTACTTGCATCACCGCCAGCAAAACCTTGAGCTGGACTAACAGGAGGAGTATTACCTGCTCCACCTAATCCACCACCACAGTTTCCTGAACCACCACCTCCGCCAGATCCTCCACTTAAACCTAATCTTTGAGCTGGTACAGGTCCATAAGATGGATTATTTGCATCACCTGGAGCACCACCTCCACCACCAGCAGAAGTGACTGTACTAAAAACTGAACTTGATCCTGAAGTTCCTATACCGTCAGATGATGGTCCTGCATCAGTACCTCCTGCTCCACCACCTCCAACTGTAATTGGAAAAGCTGTTGCTGTGACTGTCACTCTATTTGGAGCGCTTGGATAACCATTTAATGGAGATCCTGTATAAGGTGAACTTGGACTTACTACTTCTCTATATCCTCCAGCTCCACCGCCACCACCCCTTGATTGAGCTCCACCACCACCACCTGCAACGACGACGTGTGAAACTATATTATCTGCTGCATTAGCTGCAGCATTAGTTACTGTAAAAGTACCAGGCCCTGTAAAGGTATGAATTTTGTCATTACCACAAGTGGTGATTGTCCCACCTGTTGCCACAATATAAGGTGGTGCTCCTACAATATTAGATGTTGAATCAATAACGTTTTTCCAACCTTCTGTGTCATCTACATATACAAAATATGCAGATTGTCCTTCAGTAACTAATACTGCATCTTCAGCTACTCCACCTATTTTTTGAGAACCATTTGCTGCAATAGTTAAATTACCTGTTTGAAAAGTGTTTGTGTAATCTGCTACTGCAAAAGAATTTCCTGCAGTTCCTGCAGGAAGAGTTACTGTAAAACCCCCACTAGAAGTATCACAAAAATATCCTTCACCTGCTGTTACTGTAAAACCTGTTGTTTTTTTTGTTGTTACCCAAGATACTTCACCTGTAGAACCAAAACCTGATGCTGTACCCGAATTTGAAATAGATACACCAGCAGGAATTGTGAATGTATCTCCACTATCTCCTAATGTGGTTGTACCACAATTTGTTCTTGGACTAATTTTATTTACTTTTACTTCACTCATAATTTACCTATTGAAATTTATACCTTATTATTACTATACCAGATCCACCAGCACCAGATACACCAGAACCGCTAGCGGGTACATTACTTCCTCCGCCTCCTCCACCTGTATTAGTTGATCCATTACCTACTGCTTCTGAACCATTTGCACCGTCTCCACCACCGCCTGCACCACCATCACCTGCTGTTCCTGAACTATAAGCACCACCTCCGCCACCACCTGCTCTAGCTGCTGGACTTCCATTAATTGAAGAAGTTGCTCCAGCTCCACCATTACCAGCTGCTGGACCTGCACCATTTCCTCCGACTGCAGTTGCACCGCCACCGCCACCTCCTCCATATGATGGACCACTACACGCAAAACCAGAACCACCATTACTTCCTTGAGCGGGACTTACTGGAGGTGTATTTCCTGTTCCACCAGGATTATTAGCTCCGGAACCACCACCTGAACCACCATTTCCTCCACTATCTTGGTCATCACCACCAAAACCACCACCAGCAGATGTAATTGTTGAAAATATTGAATTAGAACCAGCACTTCCTGGATTGGTAGGACTGGGTGGAGCAGATGCTCCAGCACCAACTGTTATTGGATAACCTTGAGCTGAAACGGGTAAACCATTATTTGAACCTGAAGTACAAGCTAAAGGACTTGCTGTATAAGTGCATTGAGGAGTTTTACCTTCTCTAAAACCTCCAGCACCTCCACCTCCTGTACCATTATTATTGTTATTTGCAGCTCCGCCACTTCCACCACCCGCTACTACTAAATATGAAACTTCAGTTGAACCTGCAGCATTACCTACGGAACAAACTGTAAAAGTACCAGGTCCTGAAAATGTATGAACTTTAAAATTACCATCAGTTGTTATTGTTCCACCTGTTGCAACAATAAAACTCGCTTGAGTTCCTGCATCATTATTTCCATCATTTACAACTAACCAACCTTTTGTTGCATCCGCATAAACTAAAGTAAGTGATTCACCCTCTGTTGAAACTGTAAGATCTAGAGTTCCACCATTAATTTTTTCTGAACCATTTGATGAAATAGTTAAATTATTATTGTCAAAAGTATTTGCATAATCTCTAAAAGCAACAATAGCACCAGCTGAACCTGCTGGTAAATTAGCAGTTATAGCTCCACCTGTTGTATTAACAAAATAACCTTCGCCATTAACAGCTGTAATTGTAGATGTTTTAATTGATGTTTGCCAATCTACAGTTCCTGTTCTACCAAAACCTGTTTGCGATGCACCTGATGCAAGAGTAACGGTATCGCCACTTGCACCGATAGTAATTGTATTACTATTTTCATTGATAATGTTATTACCGTCTTGATCCTGAATATTGTCTACTTTAATTGTACTTGTCATAATTATTGAAATTTATACCTTATTATTACTATACCTGAACCTCCAGATCCTCCGGATCCTCCAGGATTTCCTCCACTAGCACCACCTCCACCACCAGTGTTAGTTGTGCCTGCAACTCCATTACATCCTGTTTGACCACCAGCTCCACCACCGCCCAGAACCACCAGCACCACCAGCATATGGTGTATCTGGACTTGGACCATCACCACCTCCACCAGCTCCACCACCGCCAGCTCTTGCTGTTGGTGTTGCATTAATTGAACTTGTTGCACCTGCTCCACCTGCTCCACCAATGTGACTTGGTGCACTAGCACCTGCACCACCCGCACCTATTGCTCCACCACCACCACCTGATGCACAGTTTCCAGCAGTTGCAGCTGGATTACTTCCACTTTGTCCTTGAGGAGGAGTTACAGAAGGTGTATTTCCTGTTCCTGCTCCAGCGTTAGCTACACCGCCTCCTCCAGATCCACCACTTGATCCACATTCAACACCACCTCTTGCTCCACCAGCTCCACCACCTGTTGATGTTATTGTTGAAAAAATTGAATTAGCTCCATTAGCTCCTTTTGTTTCAGGTCCACCTGAAGCTCCACCTCCACCTACTGTAATAGGATAGGCTGTTGCTGGAACTACTAAAGCAGGGACTGGACTTGGAGAAGAACCTAATGGAGATACGGTATAACATCCAGAGGCTGTTCCTCCAGATTCTCTATAACCACCAGCTCCACCACCAGCTCCTGATCTTGAAGAACCTCCACTACCTCCACCAGCTCCTCCACCTGCTACTACTAAATAATCTACTGAAGTAGAACCTCCAGGATTACCTGCACAAGATACTGTAAAAGTACCTGGACCTGTAAAAGTATGAATTTTAAAATTACCTGATGTTGTTATTGTACCACCTGTTGCTGTTACAAATTTTGGAGGAACTACTAAATCACTTTTTTTTCCAGATTCAACAACTACCCATCCTTGTGTTGCATCTGCATAAACTAAAGTAACAGCAAGTCCTTCTGTAGTCATTTCTACATTAGAAGTACTACCATCTATATTTGAACCATTTCTTGCTATGGTAATTGCATTTGTGTCTGCTGTATTTAAATAATCTTTTATAGATACGATTGCACCTGCACTAGGAGAAGCAGGTAATGTCACCGTGATCTCTCCAGAAGTTGTATTTACAAAATAACCTTCTCCACTTACAGCTGTAAAATCTGATGTTTTGATTGATGTCTGCCAATC